TAACAATACAACCTCAGTATAGAAGTTATTTTTTAAGGTTTGGTTATTACTTTCAAGACCACGATTTAGTTCATGAAGGTTTTGAAGCAGAAGAAATACACTTAGCTATGTCTAAAGCACCACCACACGGTATACAAATGTGGCCACATAACTTTGCAAAAGTAACAGTAAGACCGTCGGCAGATTACGCATCAGGTAGAAAACGAATATCAGGAAGATTATAAAATATAAATATGGCAAAATTTTTAAGCAACATAAATTTAGAAACAGCAAATGATATACAGTTTAAAACAACTGCAGGTGCTAATGCTGGTAAAATATCACAAACAGGTGATGATTTAGTTATAAGTAATGCTGTTGGAGATATATTGCTAGGTAATGGTAGTGATGATGTATATATTGGAGATGGAACAAACGCTGTAGATATAAGGTTTGAACAAAACATGGCTATTTTTGCTGATTCTAGCTCGACAAGAACTTTAACGTTAGGTGGTAGTAATACAAATTTAGTTTTAGAAACACCAACTATTAATGGTTCTGTAACTTTACCTGCTACAACTATAAATAGTAAAATGACATTTGGCACAAACGCTGGTTATATACTATTTGACTATGAGCCAACAACAGCTAGTGGAGAATACTCATCAGAAGTGCCTTTGCTAAGAGTTGATAGGTCTGGTACTGAGTTAACAATACTTTCTAGGGTAAGTAATAATGGTGGTGTTATTTTAGGTAATGATGATGGAGTTGCAATTTTAGCTGGTGATGTTAAAAGTACAATATATAACAACTTAAACCTTTCAGCTGAAGAAGTAGTATTTGCTGCAGAAGGTGGTTGGCGTTCTTATAGTTTTCCTAGTAACACAACTGATTGGTCAAATAGAAATGAGTTTAGATTTTATGGCGCAGATTCAACAGCGGCAAACAATGGATTGTATATTGGTGACGGTGGTAGTACACAATTTATAGATTTAAGTAGAAATTTAACTGTTAACAATATAACTGCTGCAGGAAACATAAATAATATAAATGAAAAAGTTGGTACCAATGTATACCTTAGAAATTACGAATTATCTACCGGTGCTGGTGGTGGTAGTTTTTTAATTGGTAAGATAGAACACGGTTCTAGCACTGATGGCGCAATTTCAGCAACAGTACATTTTGCATATGATTACGGTACTACTACTAACAACTGTACATTACATTTCAACTTCGCGCAAAGATCAGGAACTGCAAGAGGAACTTGGTGGTATGAAGCAGACGATCAAGATGTTGCAAACGATAGAGTACACGCAAGACTTATAGACGATGGTTCTGGAAACATGTATGTATGGGTAACTTGTGCTGATTACTCGGTAGCATACGTTGAAGCTAGACATAGGTTTTCGTCAAATTACCCTGCCTCAGGTACTTTAACAGCTGCATCAATAACTAGTGGAACAACTCTTTTTGATACTGCAAATGATCCCACGGCAGAAATACACGTAGGTAATGTATATGCTCACGGTAGTATTATTAAAAATGGAGGCTCGTCTTCAGATTTTTTAAAAGCTGATGGCTCAACTGATTCAAACACGTACTCAACGGCGACCGGTGTAGAAAACAATGCTGATGTAACAGACGCTACTAACGTTGCTGCCGCAGGCGCTATAATGGACGGTGATTTTACCTCGCAAGGATTTATGAAAAGGGGCTCAAGCGCTGGATCTTACTCTATTGATACCAATACATATTCCACCGCAACTGGTGTGGAAAACAATGCAGATGTAACGGACGCCACAAATGTAGCGGCTGCTGGTGCTATAATGGATGGTGATTTTAGTGGTAGTTCAGGTTTTATGAAGACTGACGGTAGTGGTTCATATTCTATAGATACTAGTGCATATATAACGTCACAAAGAGCTATATCTAGCACGCCAACTGATGGAGCAACTACTACAGCTATATCTTCTGATTGGGCTTTTGACAATGTTAAAACAGCTGTTCCAAGTAGCGCTGTATTTACAGATACAGTTCCTACAGACTTTGTGTCAGCTGCAAATGGTGGTACTTTTACAGGAGATGTTGTAATTAATAAAGGTTCTACCGCAGTAGCCACGAAAACATTTAGACGTGATGCAACAGGAGACGGTGTAATAATAGGTGATATTAATTTTTCCACGTCAGCCGCTGAAGGTACAGATGATCGGATAGGTTTAATTAGAACAACCACTCAGGGAGGTGGTACAACAACTAGAGGTGGTATAATGAACCTTTATACTAGAGCTGCAAATTCCTCGTCATTTAATACGACTTCATATAACCACGCGGGTGATTGGTCTTTTCCAGGTGCTGTAACAATAGCTGGAAATTTAAACGTAAACGGTACTACAACTACAATAGATACTACAAACTTAAACGTAGAAGATAATAATATAACACTAAACTACAGCTCGGGTGACTCTTCAGCTTCAGCTGATAATGCTGGTATAACAATACAAGATGCTGTTGATGCGTCTAACAACGCTACAATGTTATGGGATGCTTCTAATGACAGGTTTGTATTTTCACATAGTGTAGTAGCTGGTAGCACTGTTCTTACTGGAGACCAAGATATTTCTGGTATTGCTACCAACGCTACAGCAATTAGTAATAATGCTACGGCAATTAGTAATAATGCTACGGCAATAACCGCTGCAGGAACATACACTCAGCACGAAGATATAACGGCTGCATCTTCAAACTTAGACAACTCAGGTAGAACTTACATACAAGATATAACATTAGATGATAACGGTCACGTTACTGGTATTGGAGTTGCAACGGAAACAGTAACTAACACTGACACTAACAAGTTTTTAAGTAGTATAACAAAACCGGCAAATTCAAATGCCCTTCAGTTTGGAGTTACTAACGGTAGTACCGTATCATTTACATTTGGCTCAAATGCTTATAATAGCACAACAATACCTACTGGTAACGCTGCTATAGACTGGTCAGTAAGTGGTGAAGAAGCTGTGATACACAGTAGTTATTACACAGACACTGTTTATACTCACCCAACATACTCAACAACAAATATAAACACAAGTGGTTCTACAATAGTAGATTCAATTACAACAAACTCAACTGGTCATATTACAGCTATGGGTACTAGAACGCTTAGTTTAAGTGATTTAGGTTTTTCTGGTAACTCTGCAGCAAATTGTGTTTTAAATGCTTCTCAAACACTAACTAATAAAACTATAGACGCTGATAACAATACTATTTCTGATCTAGTAGTTTCAAACTTTAAAGCGTCTGCTGTAGTAATTGAATCAGAAGGAATTGGTAGTAATGATAACGACACAACAATACCTACATCAGCTGCAGTAAAAGACTATGTTGATAATGCTGTTATAGCAGATACTGACACGCAAGACTTAAGTATATCTGGTAATACTATATCTTTAGATCGTGGTGGTAGTGTAGACATAAGCAATGCAACTGCAGTAGCAGCTAATACAGCTAAAACTTCATTTCCAGGTTTTGGTACTAGTAATTCAACAGCTTTACGTGGTGATACAACAATACCGTCAATATCAGGTCTTGCAACAGAGACTTATGTAGACACAGCTGAAGCTGATGCAATAAGTGCTGCGGCAACATCTGCTGCTTCTTTATATGTGCCAAATACAGGTACAACAACTATAGGAGGTACAAAAACTATTACAGGCTCTCTTATACTAAATGATGGTGTAGGTTCATCTCCTACCATGAGGTTTATTAATGGGCGTGAAACTAATGGCTCATCAACTCCTGACGAGGTTAGTATATTTTGCAACCCTACTGGTAAAATGAAATTTCAACAAAAGATATTTGGCGGTAGTAATGTAGTTCAAGCAACTCTTGATTCAAGTGGACTTCATGTTGATAATGGATTAAAAGTTGGTACTGGAGCTACAATTACTACAATATTAGATGAGGACGCTATGGGTAGCAATAGTGCTACAGCTCTAGCTACACAGCAAAGTATTAAGGCTTATGTAGATGCTGAGGTATCAAGTGCTGGAGGTGGTACAATGTCAAGTTGGAATCTTGATTCAGACGGTAATAGCGCAGGAACTATAACTCATGGAACAACAGTAAGTATTGATGGAGGAACAGGTATAACTACATCGCGATCTGGACCTACTATTACTATTACAAACTCTGCTCCTGCAGGTTCGAATCATTTAAACTCAAACACAACTAAATCAGACGTTGGTTTAGGTAGTGTAGAAAATAAATCATCTGCTACTATCAGAGGAGAAATTACTAGTTCTAATGTAACTACAGCTTTAGGGTTTACTCCTACAGCAAACACTGGTACAACTACAGCATCTAACACACAAACATTTACAAATAAAAGTATAGATGCTAACGGTACTGGTAATTCGATAACTAACATTGATATTGGAAACATGACTGCCGATGTAATTGTAACTGAATCAGAAGGCATTGGTAATAATGATAATGATACTACAATACCTACGTCAGCTGCAGTTGTAGATTATGTGGATAATAATGCTAGTAGTGGTCAAACATATTCAGTAAGCGTTCCTACCAATACAACAAAATTACGATTAAGCGCTTCTGGTGGAACAACAGATGATATTGAATTTACAGGTGGAACAGATATAAGTGTTACTAGAACAAATGGTAGTGCTCTAAGTATAGCTTACACCGGTTCTGGTGGTTATACATTACCTGCAGCAAGTTCTGGTGCGTTGGGTGGTATTAAAACAGGTTTTAGCACAAACGGTAGTCAGAGAAACTATGCAGTTACACTATCTAATCAAAAAGCTTATGTTAACGTGCCGTGGACAGATAATAACACTTGGATTGCCAATAGTTCTTCTTCGGTTGGTTATGTTGCTTCTGGTAATGGACAATCCAATAAGGTATGGAAAACAGACGGTAGTGGTAATCCAGCTTGGAGAACAGACTCTAACACTAATACCCAAAGAGCCGCTGGAAACGGTATGGCTCTAGATGGCAATGAAATGGATTTGGATATTAACAGCCAAACAGAACTGATTGTAGCTGGAAATACTACAACAGAAAAATTTAGTTTTAGAGACACCGCCTTTATAGTTGATGATCCTAACGAAACTGCTAATAATCCAATTAAAAAAGTATTTTTATACGATTTAATGCTGGCTATGACAACCAACTCGTCCGGAAGTTATAGCGGTGGCTTGTTAATAAGCGGTGGAACATCTCTAGCAAATCCAACATCCAAAGTAACTATTGGACTCAATCCAAACAACACAAATCTTACCTCGATATACAACACAGGCTTGAAAGTAGGTAATGCTACCGACGGTTTGTATCAAGATTGGTCATCTGCAGATGATGCTGGTGAAATTAGATGGTGGAAAGGTGTGTCAGGAAACCCTGACGTAGAATTAATGGAGTTAGGTTACGAGGGTAGTCTTGAAGTTTTACAAGATGTAACTGCTGATTCACAAATTTTAACATCTGATAGAAAACTTAAGAAAAATATAGAAACTTTAAACTATGGTTTAGATGAAGTTTTAAAATTAAAGCCAGTCAGATACGAATGGAAAGAATCTTACAAAAAAGGTAAGGGTAGTATGATAGGTTTTGTTTCTCAAGATGTTCAAGAGATTGTGCCAGAAGTAATAAACGAATCTAAAATTATAGGTACTGAAGATACAAAACTAGGTATAGATTATGCAAAGATGGTTGTTGTATTAACAAACGCTATACAAGAACAACAAAAACAAATTGATGAACTAAAAAAACTAGTAAATGGCAATACCAACTGATGCAAGTAATCAAGGAATAAGTTTGTTAGGAATGAAAGAAGAGCTTGAAAACAATGTTTACGTGGCTGTTCCAAATCCAAACAGAGAAAGAGTTGGCGTGTCTTTGCGTGGTTTAGCTTCAAGTTATACTATAAATCAAAACTCTCCAAGCAAACCTACGTTTAGCGGAGAAGATACTTGGGCTACTGGTAGAGAGGTTGCTATGAAGCAGTACGGTGGTTATGACCATGATGCTGCGCCTTCATTTGTAAATGCTAAAGCAGTTTCTAAAACAATATCAACTGGTAGTAGTAATGCGATTACATTTACTGATACTGATGATACATTTAATTTTAATGGCGGTACAGAGTGGACAATATCATTTTGGATTAAAGCAGGTTGGAGTAATGCTTTAAACACTAATATACATTTTATAATTGGTCAAAAATCAGGTGCTTCATACCAATTGTCAGATATGATTAAAATACTTTACAACGAATCTAATAACAGGTTAGAGTGTAGGTATGGTAACAAAACAACATCATCAGATACTTGGTATAAAAACGCTGCCTGGTTATTTCACTCAAACTCAGGTGCTTATGCAGCTGGTTATGCTGCGGCTGGTTTAGGTAGTACATTTTGGAGCGCTAGTAACAGAGGTTATGTAAATAGCGACAACTACACTATGATTACTATCACTAAATCAACAACAAATAGTGCCGCAGCAATGAAACTGTATTGGAATGCTAATGCAGCTGGCGCAGCGCCTTTACAAACAAGTGTTGGTAGTGGTAGTCCAGCAATGAGTTCTACAAATAATAGATTGTGGAGTGTTGGTAGTAATGGTGTGCATGGTTCTAGTAACGACCAAATAAAATGTGGTAATAGCTCAGCTACACTTTATAATGATTTAGTAATATTTCAAAAAGAACTAAGCGCTACTGAAGTGACTGAACTGTATAACAGTGGCACTGCTTTCGATGTAACAACTCATAGCGCTGCAGGCAAATTAAAAGGATATTGGCAATGGGAAGGTAATGGTAATGCTACAACTTCTAATGATAACTTTACAATATCTGGAGGATCAGCAATAGTAAATAAATAATATGAATTATTATATAGTAACATCAGAAGTGTTTGATACACTTAATAAAGAAAATATAACGTTTATGCGTAAAAGCTTAGACGATACACAAAGAATAATAGTTACAACAGACACGGTTGATGATCGTGTACGTAAGTTTAATACTATAGAGACTTGCTCAAACTACACGTTTACAAACCATAGTAGCTGGGTAGGTGATGGTACGGGCATTGAAGTTGAAGAGCTAGAAGAAAATACATATATATCAGAACTAGATGATTAGTGTAATTAATCACTATTTCATGTAATATTATAAGTAGATAAATAACAATAAATTAAATTAAATAAAATTATGGCAAAAAGAAAAACACCCAAAGTAGACTTAACTAAAAAATTAACAAAAGAAGAATTAGAAGGTTTACAAACGCTTGCAGATCAAATGAATGTTGCTAAGTTGCAAATAGCTGAAATTGAAATAAGAAAACATATGTTGATGCACAACTATGTAGAGTTACAGCAAAAAATGCAAGCAATTAGCACTGAGTTACAAGAAAAATATGGCAAGGTAGACGTTGATATACGAACTGGAGTAATTACTGAAGTTGAAGATGGCAAAAGTAATTCGTAAAATAAGTATAGGGTCTAACTATAAAAATGATGCAATGCATTACGCTGTTAATCAAGAAGTTTATGGCGGTCATACTATATGTCATATTATAGAAGAAGAGGATAAATATTCTGTTTATATTAAAAAAAATAAGGATGTTTTGCCTTGGAAAGATTTTAACAAAAATATGGCTGTAGCTGTAGAGTACGATTTACAATACTAATGAAATGCTTATATGACTACATTATATCACCAGTAGGTCAAAGATATAACAATACAAAAAAAGTTGGTGACTCTGAGTTAGTTTTAAACACAGAAATATTTAACCACAAGTACATAAATAGAAACGCTATTGTTAAACAGGTGCCACTGGCGATATACACGCCAATAAAAATAGGAGATGAAATAGTTGTTCATCATAATGTTTTTAGAAGATACCATGATATGAAAGGTAAAGAGCGTAACGGTAGAGCTTTTTTAAATCGTGACGATTTTATAATATCTTACGATCAAGTTTTTGCATACAAAAGAAATAATGAGTGGTCGTGTATAGATGGCTATTGTTTTGTGCAGCCAATTAAAAACACAAACATTTTTTCTGAAGACAAAGAAGAACCTTTTAAAGGTATTGTTGTTTACACCGATGGTATTGTTGAAAAAGGTTCTTTAATTGGCTTTACACCTAACTCTAAATACGAGTTTGTTATTGACGGCACAAGGTTGTATCGCGTTAAATCTAATAATATTACAATTAAATATGAATATCAAGGAGACGAAGAAGCTTATAATCCAAGCTGGGCACAGGGCAGTTGAAGAATTAATCAACGTTGCTAAAGAAAAAATAATAACTAACACAGAAGATGATGTTAGTGCTGACAGACTTAAAAACGCTGCTGCTACAAAAAAGCTAGCTATATTCGATGCTTTTGAAATATTAAACAGAATACAAGAAGAAGAGAACGTACTTGAAGGTAGAGAAGTTAAAAAAGAAAACAAAGTATTTAAGGGCTTTGCTGAAGGTAGATCAAGATGAGTTACGAACAAAAGCTTTTAAATGTAATAGAGCCCGTAAAAAAAACCACTATAACTAGGTTAAATAAAAGTAAAAAGTGGAAATACGGTTACAATAAAGAACACGATATTGTTGTTATAAGTAGAACAGGTCAAATAGGTGATATATACGAAATACAAAACCTTAAAATAGCCTTGCCAAAAGCTAGCAGTGTGTATAGCAACAAAGAAAAAAAGTGGGTTAGGTTTGAACAGCCAAAACAGTTAGGTAAATTAAAAAATATATTTGACTGGAGAGCTTATCCTGACGAAGCTAAAGAGCAGTGGTATGATTATATAGACGAAGAGTTTAAGCGTAGAGAACAAGGCTTTTGGTTTGATAACAAAGGTAAGCCAACATACATAACAGGTACACATTACATGTACTTACAGTGGAGTAAAATAGATGTAGGTGCGCCTGATTTTAGAGAAGCAAATCGACTATTTTATATATTCTGGGAAGCTTGTAAAGCCGACAAAAGATGTTACGGGATGTGCTACCTTAAAAATCGTAGGTCTGGATTTTCTTTCATGTCTTCAGCAGAAACAGTTAACCAAGCTACATTAGCAAGTGATAGTAGGTTTGGTATACTCTCTAAAACAGGTGCAGATGCTAAAAAAATGTTTACAGACAAAGTTGTTCCAATATCAATCAACTATCCGTTTTTCTTTAAACCGATTCAAGATGGTATGGATAGGCCTAAGTCTGAACTTGCTTATAGAGTTCCTGCAAGTAAGTTCACGCGTAAAAAAATTACTACAAACGAAAAGCAGGAAGACTTGGTTGGACTTGATACTACTATTGACTGGAAAAATACAGGTGACAACAGTTATGACGGAGAAAAGCTTAATTTGCTAGTACATGATGAAAGTGGTAAGTGGGAAAGACCTGATAATATATTAAACAACTGGAGAGTTACAAAAACATGTTTGCGATTAGGTAGTAGAATAGTTGGTAAATGTATGATGGGCTCAACATCAAACGCATTAGACAAAGGTGGAGACAATTTTAAAAAACTATACAACGCATCAGATGTCACACAAAGAAATAGAAATGGTCAAACGAAGTCTGGTCTTTACTCTTTGTTTATCCCAATGGAATGGAACTACGAAGGATTTATTGATGAGCACGGACATCCAGTATTTAATAGTCCTGACACAGATGTTATCGGACCCGATGGGGAATTAATAGATGTAGGTATTGTAGATCACTGGCAAAATGAAGCTGATGGTTTAAAAGGTGATAGTGATGCATTAAACGAGTTTTATAGACAATTTCCAAGAACTACTGAACACGCGTTTAGAGATGAGGCACAAAACAGTATATTTAACTTAGTAAAAATATACGAACAAATAGATTACAACGAAGAAATGTCAAGAACACTAGGTATTTCAACAGGTAATTTTCAATGGTTAAATGGCGTTCAAGACACAAGCGTTATATTTTATCCAGATTTAAAAGGTAGATTTAAAATTAGTTGGACACCGCCAAGTAATTTGCAAAACAATATAATAATAAAAAATGGTGCTAAATATCCTGGCAACGATCATATGGGTGCTTTTGGTTGTGATAGCTACGATATTAGTGGTACGGTAGATGGTAAAGGTTCAAAAGGTGCTTTGCACGGCTTAACCAAGTTTAGCATGGAAGACGCACCACCAAGTCAGTTTTTTTTAGAATATGTAGCAAGACCACAAACTGCAGATATATTTTTTGAAGATGTTTTAATGGCATTAGTATTTTATGGCATGCCAATACTTGCAGAAAATAACAAACCAAGATTACTATACTATTTAAGACGTAGAGGTTACAGGGGTTATAGTATGAATAGACCTGATAAAGTTTGGAATAAACTGTCTGTTGCAGAAAAAGAAATAGGTGGTATACCAAACTCAAGTGAAGATATTAAACAAGCGCACGCAGCTGCTATTGAGATGTATATACAAAACAACGTAGGATCAAAAGCAGATGGTAGCATAGGTAACATGTATTTTAATGAAACTTTAAATGACTGGGCTAGGTTTGATATAAATAAACGTACAAAATTTGACGCTGCTATAAGTAGCGGTTTAGCAGTTATGGCTTGTAATAGACATTTATACAAGCCTAACGCGACAGTACAAAGACAAAAATTAAATATAAGTATAGCTAGATATAAAAATGACGGTTATACTTCTAAAATAATAGAAAACTAATATGGCAGAAGCTGTTTCACAAGACTATTTTCCTAAACAAAACGTAAGCGACGAGTATAAAAACTCAGCCGAGTACGGTTTGAAAGTTGCTAAAGCTATTGAATCTGAGTGGTTTGAAGATGGTGGTTTAAATAGTAAGTATCAAAGAGGTAAGGATAATTTTCACAAATTAAGATCGTACGCTAGAGGCGAGCAATCAATACAAAAATATAAAGACGAGTTATCTATAAACGGTGATTTATCTTATTTAAATTTAGACTGGAAGCCAGTACCTATTATACCTAAGTTTGTTGATATAGTGGTTAACGGCATGTCACAAAGAGTTTACGATATAAGAGCTTATTCTCAAGACCCTTTTGGTGTTGAAAAAAGAACTAAATACATGGAAGATGTGCTTGAGGATATGAAAAGTATACCTTTTACACAAATGGCGGCTCAACAAGGTGTTGATGTAAGAACAAGCGAGTTTGACACAGAAGAGTTACCTGCTAATGAAGAAGAGCTGTCTTTACACATGCAATTAAGTTATAAGCAAGGTATTGAAATAGCGGAAGAAGAAGCTATTAACTGTATGCTTGATGGCAACAACTATGATTTAGTTAGAAAAAGATACTTATATGATTTAACAGTTTTAGGTATTGGCGCTGTAAAAACTAATTATTCTAAATCAACCGGCATTACAATAGATTATGTTGACCCTGCAAAAATAGTTTATTCTTATACAGAGTCTCCATATTTTGAAGATATATATTATATAGGTGAGGTAAAAACAATACCTGTAAACGAATTAATAAAACAGTTTCCTGATTTAACAGCGGCTGAACTTGAAGAAATACAAAAAACAAAACCTTATAACGAGTTAGCATATAATCAAAGATATGTTAGTCAAGGAAAATACGATAGCAATAAAATTCAAGTGTTATATTTTAATTACAAAACTTATAACAATGAGGTTTATAAAATGAAAAACACTAGAACTGGTGGTGTTAAAGCTATATTGAAAACAGATCAGTTTAATCCACCTGCTGAAATGCAAGGAGACTTTACAAAACTAGAAAAAGCTGTAGAAGTTTTATATGAGGGTGCTGTAATACTTGGTACTAACAAACTATTACACTGGGGATTAGCTAAAAATATGGTGCGTCCAAAAAGCGATTATACTAAAGTAAAAATGAATTATGCTATAGTTGCTCCTCGTATGTACAACGGTAAAATAGAAAGTTTAGTTAGTAGAACAACTGGTTTTGCCGATATGATACAATTGACACATTTAAAGCTACAACAAGTAATGTCGCGTATAATACCTGATGGTATATATTTAGACGCTGATGGACTTGCAGAAATAGATTTAGGTAACGGAACAAACTACAACCCGCAAGAAGCTTTAAATATGTTCTTTCAAACAGGTAGTGTTATTGGTAGATCAATGACTGCTGATGGTGATATGAACCCAGGTAGAGTACCTATACAAGAAATAGCAAGTGGTAATGGTGGCGCTAAAATGCAGAGCTTAATACAAACTTATAACTATTACATGCAAATGATTAGAGATGCTACTGGTCTTAATGAGGCTAGAGATGGTAGTATGCCTGATAAAAACGCATTAGTTGGTATACAAAAAATTGCAGCGGCTAATAGTAACACAGCTACAAGACACATACTAGATGCAGGCTTGTTTTTAACAGCTGAAATAGCAGAGTGTTTATCATTAAGAATATCAGACGTTTTAGAGTATTCACCAACAAAAGAAGCTTTTGTACAAAAAATAGGAGCGTTTAATGTTGCTGTTTTACAAGAACTAAAAGACTTACACTTGCACGACTTTGGTATATTTATAGAGCTACAACCAGATGAAGAAGAAAAACAGTTGTTAGAAAACAATATACAAATGGCGTTGCAACAACAAAGTATAAATTTAGAAGACGCTATTGATGTTAGAGAAGTTAGAAACTTAAAACTAGCTAATCAATTGTTAAAAGTACGTAGAAAGAAAAAGCAAGAGCTGGATCAAAAAATAGCACAGCAAAATATGCAGCAACAAGCACAGTTAAATCAACAGTCTGCAGCTGCGGCGGCACAAGCTGAAGTTCAAAAACAACAAATGCTGGCTCAAACAGAAATGCAGTTAGAAGCTCAAAGATCAGAGTTTAAAAAACAAGAGATGATGAGCGAGACTGATTTGAAAAAACAACTAATGCAGTTAGAGCATTTCTACAATATGCAACTAAAAGAAAAAGAAACTAAAAGTTTATCTGACAGAGAATCTGCACGTGAAGATAGAAAAGATGGTAGAACTAAAATACAGGCTTCTCAACAAAGTAAACTTATAGAACAAAGAACAGGTGGTGGTCAACCTGTAGATTTTGAATCTGCAAATGATAGTATGGGAGGTGGATTTGACGTAGGTCAATTTGAGCCTAGCGTATAAAAATTATTAATTATTATATTTTATTATGGAAGAAAACAAAGAAGTAGTTGAAGAAACTACACAACCTAAAGAAGAAGGCAAACTTAAAATTAAAATGCCAAAAATTATTAAGGACGATGGTCCTGTAAAAGTAGATTTATCAAAAAAAGCACAAACAACAGAAGAAACAACTGTAGAAGAAACTAAAGCTGAAGAGCCTAAAAATGAAAAGCAAGAAGCCGAAGAAAAAGTTGTAGAAGAAGTTGTTGAGGAAGTAAAAGAAGAACCAGTAGCTGAAGAAAAAGTTTTAGAAGAAGTAAAACCTGAAGAAACTGTAGAACAAAAAGTTGAAACCGTAGAGCAAGAGGTTAAAGAAGCTGTTCAAGAAGCTCAAGAAACTGGTAAACCTTTACCTGAAAATATACAAAAGTTAATCGACTTTATGGATAAAACAGGTGGTGATTTAACAGACTATGTAAAGTTAAATCAAGATTACAGTAAATTAGATGATAGTTTAGTTTTAAAAGAATATTACAAACAAACTAAAGGTCATTTAAATAATGAAGAAATAGATTTTCTTATTGAAGATAGGTTTTCTTACGATGAAGAAGAAGCTACTGATAGAGAAATAAAAAGAAAAAAATTAGCGTTTAAAGAGCAAGTTGCTGACGCTAGACGCCACATGGACGGGCTAAAGTCCTCGTATTACGAAGAAATTAAAGCTGGGAGTAAGTTGACTTCCGACCAAAAGGAAGCTATTAATTTCTATAACGAATACAACAAAAACTCGGAGCAAAACAAAAAAGTTCAATTGCAACAAAAAAGTGTTTTTGACAAACAAACCGAAAGTTTATTTAACAATGAGTTCAAAGGATTTGAATATAATGTTGGTGAAAAGACATATAGGTTTAACGTTAACAACGCTAGCGAGGTTAAACAAACACAAAGCGACATTAACAATTTTGTCAAGAAGTTCTTGAATGAAAAAAATGAAATGTCAGATGCTAAAGGTTATCATAAATCTCTTTTTACTGCTATGAACTCAGATGCTATTGCACAACATTTTTACGAGCAAGGTAAAGCTGACGCTATAAAAGAAAGCGTTAGCAAAGCAAAAAACGTAGACATGAGTCCAAGACAGTCTTATGGAGACGAAAAAACTGGCTTTAAATATAAAGTGTTAGGTGATAATTCTTCGGGTTTTAAATTAAAACTAAAAAAGTAAATTATTAATTAAAAAAATTAGAAATTATGGCAACTCCTAGTGCGGGACCGAATATATCACCGGTTCCAGCTCCAGTTCAACAAACATTATCTAGTGCATATCTAGATATAGCAGGTTCGGGCTGGGCGCAACAATATTTACCAGAGCTTTACGAAGCTGAGGTAGAAAGATATGGTAACAGAATGTTATCAGGATTTTTAGCAAAAGTCGGAGCTGAAGAAGCAATGGCTTCTGATCAAGTAGTCTGGTCAGAGCAAGGTAGACTACACATATCAATTGCAGATGTAACATGTGACGCATCTGAAGATATGCTTGTTTTTGACGATGCTGCTGAAGCAAACTTAGTTAGAAAATTTGACACTGTAATACTTACTGTAGCATCTGTTTCAGGTGGTTCAGGTGCAACACAAGCTGTTGTAGGTGATCAAATCAAGTGTATTGTAACTGCTGTTGATGTAGATTCAGATGGTTCTGGAACAAACGATAAGAAAGCTTGTACTGTTAAGCCTTATACTCAAGCAAGTTTAACTGCAAATGCTACTGGAAACATTACTTGTAACGATAACACAACGTTTACGTTACTTATATATGGTTCTGAGCATGCGAAAGGAACTTCTTTAGATAGAGGCGCTTTAACTCCATCTTTCAAGTCTTTTACTAACAAGCCAATCATCATTAGAGATAGATTTCAAGTATCTGGATCTGATGCTGCACAAATTGGTTGGGTAGAAGTTACTGGTGAAGAAGGTCAATCAGGTTACTTATGGTACTTAAAAGCTGAAGGTGACACTAGAGCTCGTTTTAACGACTACCTAGAAATGTCAATGCTTGAAGCTGTTGAAAAAGATTCAACTGCAAATGCTTTAGTTCCTGCTGGTACTGAAGGTATGTTTGCTGCTATTGAAGACAGAGGTCACGTTATAAACGATACGTTTGTAGCGTCTTCAGGTACTTCTTTTGGTACTAACATGTCTACTATAGACAACATACTAACTACTTTAGATGCTCAAGGTGCTATTGAAGAAAACATGCTTTACTTAAACAGAGCGCAAAATATCAACGTAGATGATACTCTTGGTAACATCGGTGCTGGTTATGCTGCTGCTGCTGGTTTTGGTGTGTTTGACAATTCTGCTGACATGGCATTAAATTTAGGTTTCTCTGGTTTCAGAAGAGGTTCTTATGACTTCTACAAAACTGACTGGAAATACTTAAACGATACTCAAATGTATGGTAGTATTGCTGCTTCTGCTAAAAACAATAAGATTGAAGGTGCTCTTATTCCTGCTGGTGTATCATCTGTTTACGATGAAACTATGGGAAGAAACATGAAGAGACCTTTCTTACATGTTAGATACAGAGCTTCACAAAGCGAAAACAGAAAGATGAAAACTTGGATCACTGGATCTGTTGGTGGTAACATTACTTCTGACTTAGATGCAATGCAAGTTAACTACTTATCTGAAAGATGCTTAGTAGTTCAAGCGGCTAACAACTTCATGTTATTGAAGGGTTAATCGTAACTTTATTATTGAAAAGGGGAGGTTAACTCCTCTCCTTTTCTTTTTATTAACTTATATTATATATTATTATGGCAAAAAAACAAGAAAAAGCCTCATACCAAGGAGATCCTGGTGATGAGCATGTAGAAACGGTTGTAAAACCAAAAGAAAAAAAGTGGGATTTAAAGGATAGAACTTATGTTTTAAAAAACGGTTTATCACCACTAACATTTACTTTAAAATCAAAAAACATGATGTATTTTGATGAAAAAGCAGGTTATTCAAGAGCAATACAATACTGCGAAAATCAAAACACACCTTTTGTAGATGAAATGAATGATGACAGGCGGTTGTCACATATAGTTTTTAGAGATGGCGTTTTATACGTTAAAAGAGAAAACGTAATGTTACAAAAGTTTTTGTCTATTTATCACCCTAGCAAAAATATTTTATATTACGAAGTTGACAACGTAAAAGAAGCTGTTGACGAAGTTGCTGATTTAGAACTAGAGTTAGACGCAATGGTTATGGCAAGATCTTTAGACATAGATATAGCTGAAGCAATTATGCGTGTAGAAATAGGTTCTAAGGTGTCTAAGATGAGTTCTAAGGAACTTAAAAGAGACTTGCTGTTATTTGCTAAAGAAGAACCTAAATTGTTTTTAGAATTAGCAAAAGACGACAACGTACATCTTAGAAATATGGGTATAAAAGCAGTTGAACAAGGTATTGTTAATTTATCTGGAGATCAAAGAGTGTTTACTTGGGGGTCAAACAAAAGAAAGTTAATGAATGTACCTTTTGATGAGCATCCATATTCAGCTTTAGCCGCTTGGTTTAAAACTGACGAAGGTATGGAAATTCTACAGAATATAGAAAAGCAACTAAGCTAACCTAATAAAAGTAGCCACTCTTTTTAGGGTGGCTATTTTTTAACTTACTAGTAGTATTGAGTGACTATATTACTAGTTATAAACAAATAATATGGCTATAAACATAGATACAGTACATCAAAGAGTATTAGCAATCGCTAATAAAGAACAAAGAGGCTATATTACACCTCAAGAATTTAATTTATTTGCAAACCAAGCGCAAATGGATATATTTGAGCAATACTTCTACGATTTAAATCAATTTGACAGGCGATTAGCAAACGACACTGAATATTCTAACATGGTTAGTTTATTAGAAGAAAAAATTAGTCCATTTGAAAAATACAGAGTGTCAATGTCAGCTGTTAGCGGTAACACTTTAACACTACCAACAGACGTTTATAGATTAGGAACAGTGTTTTATGCCCCAACAGGAGCTTATGACGTTGAGGTACAGCAAATAAACAAAAAAGAATTAGTATACATGGAAAGATCACCACTAGCACAGCCATCTGGTGATTACCCTGTTTACACAAGAAAAACAGATACAAGTATAAAAGTTTTTCCATCTTCTCCACCATCTGCCTATACAGTTAACAACGTGACTTGTAACTACGTTTGTAGACCAACAGATATTGTATGGGGATTTGAAACTATAGGTGGTTCTGCCTTGTACAACGTAAACGTTTCAACAAACCCTCAGCTACACGAGTCAGAAGAAACTTTATTAGTATTAAAAATATTAGCTTTAGCTGGTGTTTCAATAGAAGACCCGCAGTTATATCAAATTGCAACTCAAGAAGAAGTTAAACAAGTTCAACAAGAAAAACAATAACACATGGGATTATTTAAAGGAACACAAGAACAATATCACGGGTTAAACTCGTTTACAGTAACTGGTTCACCAACAAATACATTTACATTAGATTTTCCAACGCTGCCTATATCAAGCAGTTTGTTTAATGTTTATATAACAGGTACAGTAAATGGTGTTACTAGTACGTCAAGAGCTTTAATAGATGTCCACAGTGTTGCAATAACAAGTTACACGGCTTCTACAGGCGTTTTAGTATTAAACACAAGTATACCAGTAGGCGTAAGTGTTGAGGTTATAATAACAAATCCAAACTTAGGTAATTATCAGTATATAAAACTAGAAGATTTAGTTAATAACTTTATTGTTGGTTACACGGGTGAAGACAAAATAATAAATAAAGCTAAAAGAACAGACGTTGTGTTTCACGCAAAAAGAGGAATACAAGAGTTTAGCTATGACACGTTTAGGTCTACAAAAAGTCAAGAATTAGAAGTACCACCTACACTTGTTATGGAATTACCACCTGACTATGTAAATTATGTAAAAATAATGTGGGTAGACAATGCTGGTGTTTTTAGGCCTTTAGTTCCTACAAAGCACACTGGTAATCCAACTGAATTATCACAAGATGGAGATTATGAGTATATATTTAATAATGATGGTACTTATTTATCTAATCCTAAATCAACAACATTAACAAGAAGAGAGGCTAACGACGATCATTTAAGAAATAATAATGACCCGGAGTATGACACAGATATACACGATATTAATGAAGGAAGAAGATATGGTATGGACACTTCGCTTGCAAGTATTAACGGTGATTATTTTATAGATTATAACACTGGTAAAATACATTTTTCGTCAAACATGACAAACAAGGTTATTGTATTACAATATATAAGTGATGGTTTAGGTACTGATGCTGAAATGATAGTACACAAGTTTGCCGAAGAAGCTATATACAAACATATTGCTCACGCTATATTAGCAACTAAAATTAATATACCAGAATTTTTAGTAGCTAGATATAAAAAAGAAAGACGTGCTGCTATAAGAACAGCTAAACTAAGACTGTCAAATTTAAAAGCAGAAGAACTAACGTCTGTAATGAGAGGTAAATCAAAACAAATAAAACACTAATACATGCCGGAATTAAAAAATGTGTTCCATGCAGGTAGAATGAATAAAGATCTTGACGAAAGATTAATACCTAATGGAGAGTATAGAAATGCACTAAACGTTGACGTATCTTTTTCAGAGTCTAGCGATGCTGGAGCTGCACAAAACGCTTACGGTAATGTAGTTAAATCTGCTATCGGTGGTGGTACGTGTATAGGCTCTGTTGTTGACAAGCAGAAAGAAACTATTATATGGTTTGTGTCAGACACTTCAAAAGATATTATAGCAGAATATAATCCTGTTACAAATGAAGTTGTTCCAATACTTGTTGATACTAATAAATTAAATAACAACTCTTTTTTAAATTTTAGTGCAGAAAACCTAATAACAGGTGTTAACGTTATAGATGACTTTTTGTTTTTTACAGACAATAACTCTGAACCTAAAAAAATAAATATTAGTAGAATGAAAAATGGTTCTACTGATTTTTCTACTACTACTAAATATCAAAACAGTGACGGTACATATACTAACAATGTTTATGAAGAATTAATTACTGTTATAAAAAAATATCCTCTAAACGCACCTAAAATTAGTCTTTCTAATACTACAAGGGAAGGTAACGTAAAAGGTGTTTCTCACACTAAAGGTAATACTACTTACGTAAAAGGATCTAGAACTACAATCGATCAAGCCGAATCACAAGACTTTTTATCAAAAAATATATTTGCAACTACAGCTGGTGGCGCTTCAATATATAATTTAACAGAAGAAGATTACATAGAAAGAGTTTGTAACAACTTTGTTGATGACGACGGTTGTAACATAATTTCTTTTGACACGACAGGATTTACAACTGGTAATGATTATAAAAAATGGAGAGCTGTAGAACCTGGTATGGTAGTTGCTATTAGTGAAAACGGATCTGGTACATACGCTGAGCCTGTTAGGTATCACACTGTAAAAACTGTTGACTGGCTAAATCACACTATTACTGTTAACGCTAAAACTATAGTAACAAGTCCTGCAGATGGAACAAAAGTTAGAATATTTCACTGGTCAACACCTTTTAATAATAGCTATTTTTGGGCATACAAAGATTCTAACAACAATATATTAAAAAAACCTATTGGTACTTCGTCAGACAATTATATAGACACTAATGGAAATTTATTAAAAGACGGTGGTATATTAAACAATGGAACTGGTTTTGATATTACTTTGACAGGGTCTGATGCCACAAGCGGTACAAATAAATTACAGTATGGCTCTGGTTGGTCTTACAACTCTGGCACAAAAACATATTCTTATGACGGTACTGGTTCTGGATCTGTTAGATATCCAAAAATAACTAAACCTACAGATTTATTAGCTGGTCATATATATAGAATGGAAGTTACTATAACTGTTACAACAGCTGGTACTATAGGTTTTTTATCAAAAAACAGTAACTTAAATCAAACAACATTTAACGGTTTAAATGGCCGTGAAGCTAGAGTTTTTGATGTTGGTACTCATGAAATAAGTATTACGTGGAAACAAGCTGTTAGTGGGGAAGATGGTATGCTTGCTATTTTTGCAAATGATAACACTGTAGGAACTGTTAAAGTAAATGAAATAAATTGCTTAACAAAACCAAGACCTATAAAAATACAGCCAATACAGTTTTACGGAGGAACTAATTACGAGGTTAATGATATTATAAAACTACAAGCAGAAGACGTTAACGCTGTTAGCTTTGATAGTGATAAGTTTGTTGATATAACTTTAAAGTTAACAGAAAAAGTACAAGTTAGTAATAACAAGTTAATACCTACAACTAACGATGTTGTTACTTCTGCTAGCATTACTGGTAATGAAAAAATTGCTAATGGTGATTTTTCAGATTTAACAACTTGGCATACAGGAACTACTGGAACTACAGATATTGGAACTTCTGCTGCTGCTTTTTTTGTTAGCAGTGGTACTTTAACATCAACATCTTCAGCAGAAGGCTACGTTAGAAATGTTTTAGCAGAAGCTCTTGTTGTTGACGAATATTACAAACTAACATACACAGTAACAACTGCTTCTAGTGGTTCTTCAGGTAATCAAGGTAGATTACACCTTATATTAGCTACTAATGATTTGCAAACAGCTAACGACTCAGATTATGGTCATTCTAACCACTTGTTATTACCTACGCATGCAACAGGTACTTACAATGTTTATTTTAAACAAAGAAGTCACAACAGTAACTCAGAGCTAATGTTTTTTAATGACACAGACTGGGCTGGAGCTATTGACAATGTTAGCGTTAAAAAAATAGAGCCAACAGAAGTTGCTTGCGGTACAATTGGTACAGGAACTAATAGACAAATGTTTGAAGCTGAAATATTATCTATAGATGATTCTATAATTGACAACATTAGCTCTTTAAAATTTATTTCTAAAAGAGTACAACCAGACGCTATATATGAAAAAGAGTTTGCAAGATTTTCTTATAGATATAAATATATAGACAATGAGTATTCTGCAATATCACCTTTTACAGAAGTTGCTTTTATTCCTAAAAACGACGAAGGTTACAACTACGACTCTAAACTAGGTTATAATAAATCTATGGTTAACGACCTTAGAAAAGTTACTTTGTCTGGCGTTAAAGAAATGCCAGAAGATGTTAAGTCTATAGACTTGTTGTACAAAAAATCTAACTCTACAAATGTTTATATATTAAGAACTATAGAAGGTTCTGAGCTTGACGATTTAAAATCAAACGACGAAATAATTATAACTTCAGAAGAAATAAAGTCTTTGCTTCCTGAAAATCAAATGTTAAGACCTTATGATAATGTACCTAGAAAAGCAAAAGCACAAGAAATAACTGGCAATAGACTTTTATATGGAAACTATTTGCAGCAATACAATTATTTTAATACTCCTGTTAAATTTAAAGTTTCTTTAAATAGCTCTGAAATAGGTGATGTACCTTTAAAATCTTTAAAATCAATTAGAGATTATCAAGTTGGTGTTGTGTTTTTAGACAACTACGGAAGACAAACACCTGTTTTTACAAACGAAACTGGTATTATAAAACTAGATCAAAAAAAGTCTGAAACTCAAAACTCTATACAATGTAGTTTGTTGTCGTCGCCTCCTTCTTGGGCTACACATTTTAAATATTATATAAAAGATTCTTCTAATGAGTTTTATAATTTAGCAATGGATCGTTTTTATAGCGATACAGAAGATGAAAACGTTTGGATTTCTTTTCCTTCGTCTGAAATAAACAAGGTTAATGAAAACGATTATATAGCTATAAAAAAAGAGCACGACACAGAAAACGCCGTTGATGTTCCTGCTGGGTCAACTATAAAGTATAAAGTTATTGACAAGAAAGCAGAAGTTCCTACGCACTTAAAATTTAAAATGGAAGAGGTAGGATCAAGTACAAGTTCTGTAACTTTTTCAGCTGGAGATGTTGTTGAAAGTTCTGATGGTAACGGTGATATAAATGCTAAGTATTTAAAACAAATATATAAATATCCTACAAAAGGTTCTTCAACTTTTTTAATTAGTGCGTTTGACCTTAGAACAGACACTGAGCTGTTAGAGGAGTTTAACTCTTATATAACTAACACGGGCGTTTGGTATAACATTGACAATAGATTTTTTGAAATAAAATCTACTTTAAATGGTACTGTTTCTAAAAAATATGAGTTAACAGAAATATACAAAAAGACCGCTATAGAAAAAATTACAGGAACAGAAGCACAAGGTGTTACATCAAGAGGTAATATTGCTGTATTAATATCTAACACAGGAAATACAACAACGTCAACAGTTAATTTTTTCCCTGGCGCTACAAGTCAATCAAACGGCACAAGTGTTACCACAGCAATTGGTAAAGTTAAAAAAGGTATGAGACTTGTTGATAGCGAACACTCTTTAACTTATAAAGGAAAAACTATAATTGTAACAAGCGTAAACGGTGGTAATAGTTCTATAGTATTAAGCGAATCTATAAGTCAAGTTCATAACGATGAGATATACTTTAAAGACGCTGTAGACATGTTTTATTTTAAAACAAAAACACCTTTTGGCGATGATATAAGGTTTATTGGTGATTCACCTCAAGCAACTAGAATAGAACTATTAGACATCGATCCTAACTCTTACGATGCAAACAATACTGTTTTACCTAACCCACAAGATTTAAAGCTTCAATGTAATTTTTATAAACAAACCACCGACGACTACGGTGAAGAGTTTAAAGGTAAATTTTTTATACAAATAAAAAGAGATGGTTTTATAAATGACTTTATATATAAAACACAAGACTCTATAAACACTTTTAAAAGTAGAGATTCTGCAAAACTTTTTTATGCACAAACATGGCTGTTAGATCAAGGTAATAACGATGCTATTATTGCTGATACTAATTTGACAACATCTACAGACTATTTAAGACAACTACTTGACATTGCGCTTGTACCACAATCTGAATACACAGATTTTAATGGAGGAACAAATGATGGTTGGACACAGGCTAGAAGAAACTTTGGCCTGTCTGATGGTTCAAACACTAGGCGTATAGCTGGAACTAGAAATGGTAACGGTTTTTGTTTAAACCCTGAGACACTAGGTGGCGTTGCTTATGCCGCTACACTTTCTATTAACGGAACAAACACAAGAGTAAAGTTTGGTGGAACAACTAGAGGTGTTTTAAATAGTAGTGTATATAGTCAGGATATGATTAACGGTTATAGTATGAAAGAAATAAACTATGACAATCCTTCAAACTCAGGTGGAGCAACAAATCCTATTATTTGTATTGATCAAAGTATTGGCTTTAAATATAACCCAGCAAGTGTAGGTCGATTTTTGCCTTATGTAGGTGATGGCTGGCAAATAGGTAGAACAAACTGTACTTTTAAAATAACAGGTATAAATAGTTTTGACAAAACAAAAGGTAATTTAGGTGTTTTATATAACTTTTATTTATACCTTACAACAGTAGGTCAAACATTTAGATTTCCAAACGACCCAACAAATACTGTTTATACAATTAGAAAAAGCGTTGTTGCGCCTGCTAAAAATTCTGTAGTTGTTAAAGACGATGGTAGTATTGTAAACACTGGAGTTGATGATACTTCTGCGGCTCTTGGTTCGGGTAGAGGTAAGTATTATGAGCACGCTTTAGTTATAGACATACAACTAGACAAAGGTATTGTTTGGAGCCCACTTGAAGAAACTAGTAATCAATCAACTGCATCTATAACACCTTTAGAATTAAGCACTAACTTATACACGTCTGGTAAAACTTTTACTAATGCTGAGCAAAAATCAAATAAAGAAAAAACAGCAACTAGTAACAGTGTAACTTTTTCTGCTTGTGAAATTGATTTTGGTGAAGCCACTATAAGTAGCGATACGCCAGCTGTGTTTGAAGTGTTGCCAAAAGAAAAAGTAGATTTAAATTTGTTTTACGAAACACCTTTGACTAGATTAATTATTAGAAGTGGTATGAGTGTTAAAACAAGTTATAGAACAGCTGATGGTGACAATCCTTTGGCTAGCAGTGCTGTTATAACAAAGTCTACAGCTAACTCAAAAAACAAATCAGACCTTTTTCAAATAGGAACAAGCCACGTGTTAAAAACTATTCCAGCTGGAGAAACTATAACTGTGTTTAAAAAAGATCAAAACAATAACGTTATTTATTCTCAAGATATTGTTTTAGAAAAAGATATTTTGCCGTTAGGCGCTGGAATAACAAGAAGTAGTGGTATCACAATAACTGGCGGCGTAGTTGTTAACACTGTTGATGTTAATAAAGCAACTTTAAATTATTACAATTGTTTTGCTTTTGGAAATGGTGTTGAGTCTAATAGAATATTTGATGATTTTAACGCTGTTACAATAGACAAAGGTCCTAGAGTTTCTACAATACTTGACACTGATTATAAGGAAGAGAGAAAAATAAATGGTTTGATATACTCAGGTATATATAATTCTAGATCTAGCTTTAACAATTTAAATCAATTTATACAGGGTGAAAAAATAACTAAAGATTTAAATCCTGATTATGGTAGCGTGCAAAAGCTTTTTACAAGAAATACAAACGTTGTTGTTTTATGCGAAGATAAAATTTTAAAAGTTTTAGCTAGTAAAGACGCTTTGTTTAATGCTGACGGAAACCCTCAACTTACGGCAACTAACAAAGTTTTAGGGCAAGTAGTGCCATTTGTAGGTGAATATGGTATATCACAAAACCCAGAGTCATTTGCTTCTTATGGCTATAGATGTTATTTTGCTGACAGAAAAAGAGGTGCTGTTTTAAGGTTATCTGGTGACGGTATAACTAATATTGCTGAAAAAGGTATGTCTAAATTTTTTAGAGATAATTTAGATAACTCTTTAGAAATAAAAGGTTCTTATGACTCTTTAAAAGATCACTACAACATAACTTTAAATAATCAAACATTAAGCTTTACTGAAAAAGTAAACGGCTGGACAAGTTTTAAATCGTTTATACCTGAAGACGGTATATCGTACTCTAACTCTTATTTTACTTTTAAACTTGGAGAGATATACATGCATGGTGAAAACTTAACTAGAAATAATTTTTATGGTGATCAATATGACTCTACAATAGACTTGGTGTTTAATACAGAGCCAGACTCTGTGAAAACTTTCAAAACAATTACATATGAAGGTGATACTGGTTGGGTTGCAGAAACAATAAAAACAGACAAAGAGTCAGGAAGTGTACCGGTATTTGTAGAAAAAGAAGGAAAGTATTTTAACTTTATACAGGGTGCTAAAATAAACAATGACATAGACTTGTTAAAAACACAAGCTTTAAATGTTCAAGGTATAGGTAATCCTTCTGCTGTAAACTACAATAGCAATACTTCAGCTGCGCAACACGTTATTACAGCTGTAGATCTACCCGCTAACAAAGATCCTAAAAAATGGATAATTAACAATTCAGCCTCTGACACTCTGTCAACAACCAACACTGTTAAATTTTATAAAGAGCAAGGTGCTAGCATAACGCATAATGCTTTGTTTTATATACACCCTCAAACTGTAAAAGGTATTCCTTGGAAGCTAGATGAAAATGATTTTACTTTTTCTTACGCTGAGTCTATAAGTAATTTTAGTGGAACTGTAACAAAAACTTTACAAAACAATGGGTCTATAGCAGTAAATATCGCTATTTCATCATCTAGTTTTCCAACTAGTAGAACAACGTCAACGCTAACAATAACAGCTGCATCAGCTTATCAAGAACAAATATAATATGTCAGGATTAATAAAAATATATAAACAAGGTTGTAATGTTACTATTAACACAACAGCTACTTGCGTTGTTACGGCTACAGACACGGTGCACCGTTTTACAAATAATCCTCAAATAAAAATTGGTCAAAAAATAGTAGTTTTAGGTCAAGATTATTTTGTAACAAACGTAGTTGACGAAGTTTATTCAGGCGCAAGAAGATCAAAGGTTACATTTGGAGCTTCTGTATCTATATCTAACAATGACAATGTTACCTTTATTAGCACTGATAACACTTTTAACACTAGTGGTAGGGTGAATGAAACAAGTACGTTTAATATTATTGTTGAAAGAATAGTAGGTAGAATACTAAGTCCTAACCCTGTTATTAATTTTGACGATGTGCATAGCATAAACAATTATAAAGTTGTAACTACTGATGTTTATGAAAATACTACAGAACTTATTAAAAGAACTTTTACTATTACCCACAAAGCTGGTTTAAGAAAAACAAAAGGAACAGACACTATAAACGTTACTGCTGATACAACTATTGATTTAACAGGTGTTCAAAACAAAATATATGGCTATGAATTATTAGTAAAACCGCCTGGTGAAAACATTGAAGAAATAACAAATAAAAAAGCCTCTTCTTTTGTAGATTTAACAAGTATTAGCTTTCCTTCAAAAAGAAATATAAATAAAAAAGCAGAAACAAGATTACTTATAGTTTATGGCGATCCAGGAGCAACTTTTAAATTAGGCGTAAAAACAGGAACGTACAACTTAAACCACGAGTCTAGCTCTGTTACAAATCAAACAACGCTAAACCTTGCTAACGCAGCAAACGGTACTGTTATTAACCCAGGTATGACTATAGTTTCTATGGGTGGTGGAACATCAATTACAAGTGGTGTTAAGGTTGTTAGCGTTGCAAACGCAAACCCTGACACTGTAACATTAAATGTAGGTCAAAGCGCGGCGTCTACAGAACTAATAGGTTTTGCACACGTTTTAGTTCCTGACAACAGTGTAAAAACTATAGACGCTAACGGAATATACTACATTTATTTAAAGTTTCCAAAAAACAATAGCACAGCTGATTTAACTTTTTCAATAACTTTAACAGAAAACGTTAGTAACACCTTTACTGAGTTTAGTTCGCCAGCCGTTGTAAACGTGGTTTCACTATCAGCAGAGCAAGCAACACAAGCATATGTGTCTCACACAACTAGGTCGGTACAAACTTTTCAACAGGTATCTGTTGGATCACCTGCATCTACCGGTAGCGGCACGACAGCAGCCGGTGTGGCAGCAATAGATAGTAATAATTTAGGAATATAACATGGCAACAATAACTTTAACATTTGCAAACGAAATAAACAAATCTTTACAGGTTGGTGGTAATGCTGACGCTAGAGACTCTGTGTTTACAAAACAATCTAACGATGTATATTATGTTGGCGATGTAACAGGTATATCTAACGATAGAAAAACAATAACTATTAACATAGATACTACAAGTGTATTTCCTACTACTAGTGACTATGTGTTTTTTGTTAAGAAAGCAGATGTTGGTAATGCTAAGCTTACTGGTTACTATGCTGATGTTAAAATGAAAAACGATTCTACTACAAAAGCAGAGTTATTTGCTGTTAGCTCTGAAATAGCTATGAGTAGTAAATAATCACTAAAAAATGTAACTATATAACAATAGAATTATGATATTAACTAAAAATACAAACAAATGAGCGCATTGTTAATAGCTGGTATGGTGGGTGGTGCAGTACAAGCACTTAGCGCCGTTGATTTTACTGGTGCAAGAAGAAAAGAGCTTGAAGACGCTAAAGCCGCACACAAAAAGCAAATGGATATATATAGAGGCTTGGACACTAGTAATCCTTACGCCAATATGAAAAATAGATTTGCAGGCATGGAAAGTCAATTTGCTGGCATGGATAACGCTATGGCAGACCTTGAAGTTAACACACAACAAGCTGAGTTTCAAGCAGACCAGTTTCAGCAAAGTCAAGCTAATATAATGCAAAACATGCAAGGCGCAGCTGGCGGTAGTGGTGTTGCTGGTATGGCACAAGCTATGGCCAACGCAAGCGCTAAGTTTGCAAGACAGTCTTCTGCCTCTATAGGACAGCAAGAAGCTAAAAACAATTTAATGGCCGCTCAAAACCAAGCTAAAATAGATATGATGACGTCACAAGAAATGGCTAGAAACGAAATGCTTGAAGCTAAAGGCGCTCAAGCAGTTGATATGGCTATGGCAAAAGGTGAATTAGCATCGATGCAAATGGAACAGAGCAAGCAAGGTACTATACTTGGTATGGAAGCTAACAGGCTAGGCGCAGCGCAAAGAGACAAAATGATGGCGCAACAACAAATGATAGGTGGTATAGGTACTATGCTTACCGCTGGAATAATGAAAAAATAATAAAATATGGCATTCGGAAAAGCAGATTTAGGATTAATAAAAGCTGACGCGGCTAGATATGGTGCAAGCGAAGGTGTTGCGCGTTCAGCTGCAATTGGTCAATTTGCAAAGCAAATGATAGGTATGGACATGCAGCAAAAAAAGGCTGCAGCAGATTCTTTACAAAAAGTAAATGATGAGTTTGATAAATCAGTTGATACTAAGCCTCCTAAAGGTAGTCAAGGTTATACACAGGAAGCTATGAAATTTTTAGGTCCGATTATGAGGCTTGGAAAAAGTATATTTGCACGTCAAGACAAAGTTGGTCAAGATCAAGTTGTTAATAGTGTACAAAACAACGTTAATGCCGCTCAAACATTTAGTGCTAACACACATATGACCATAGACAATGGTCACATGCTTGGTCCTGGTTATGACGAAACTGATGAATATTTTGTCAAGGCAGGTGTAAACTCTGAAATTGTAAATGTTGACGGCGTGCCTATGAGAAAAATAAAAGCACCTGAAGGTTATCCTAGTAAAGATGGTTTTGTTTATTTTAACGTTAAAAACGATCCTGTAGGCATGGATAAATGGCATGCAGGTACATCAAAAGTTATGGGCGCTTGGAATACAAACATTGTAGGTACACAAGGCAAGCCTATAGCGTTTGAAAAAACAGGTACTAGCGCTAAAACTATTGGTTCTAATTTAAGAACTGAGTTAAGAGGCGCTAGTTTTTGGCAAGCTCAAGACTTAATAAACCAAGACCACTCTGAAGACGGAATAGACAATCCTTTTGCAAAACAATTTGCTAGTGGTGGTTTGTCTCCAGAGTATTACGAAGATATAAATTCTACAGATGACAACAAATCTTATATATCTGTATATAGAAAAGTTGGTCGTAACGTTTCTGGACCACAAACACAAGAAGACTCTGAAAGGTTTGCAAATGATAGAGATAAAGATGGTATACCAGACACTGTAGATAATCCTAGAGATGGAGAATACACTACTAAAGTAACTTACGACCCTAGCAAAGGTCCGTTAGGTGGCTTAACAGAAAAAGAGTTATCAGGTTATTTAAAAGGTACTTTACAAGATGGTTCTAGAGATTATAAAAACAAAACTAGAATTAATGAATTTATTGTAGATAGATATAGTAAGTATCACGGTGAAGTTACAGCTGACTTTTATAAGAAAAGACAAGCTGAAGAAATGAAAAAAGCAAACAGATATTTTATAATGCCTGGTGAAAAAACGCCTTTTATGGGTGGTGAAATTAATTTTCCAACAGCTGAAACTGTTAAAACACAGAGAGAAACAGCATTTAAAAATCAGCTTTTTGAAGGCTTTGCACAAGGTATTGGAACACAGTTTGATGCTAAAGCTGTTGACATGTCTACAAATCTAGGTACAAGTGAAGGTGAAATGTTTAAGTCTTTACAAGAGCAATATGGTAAATATGACGATGTAGATATGAAGGCTAAAGATGGTATTTTAACTGTTCAAGTGGGTGACGCAGCTCCACAATCGTTCGATACTAAAAACATGGACAACATGACAATGCAAAAGTTAAAATCATATTTAAACTCAAGTAATTTTGATAACTTTTCTACATTAGACGCTTTGGGTAATGATGCTAATACTTGGAATTTAACAGCTCCATTATACGACAATACCTACAAAACACAAAATTAAATTATAATACATGGCTAAGACAACCAGAGAAGACTTTTTAAAAATTGAAGGTGTTCAGCAACGACTAGAACAAATAGCTGATACTAACGGTTTTAGCGTAGACGAGTTGTTGTCTGTAATAGAAAAAGAGTCTGCTTTTGATTCATCAAATGTTAACGACAGTTCTGGAGCTACTGGTTTAATACAGTTTATACCTAAAACTGCCGCAGACCTTGGCACTACAACTGCTGATTTAAAAGCTATGTCTGTTTTAGATCAGTTAGATTATGTAGATAAATACTTTCAAAAAAACCACAAAAAAGGTACACATCCTTATCAGACTGTAGCTCTACCTGTATCTGGTCTTTTTGGATATAATGAACCTATAACTGGTGATAGTCTTCACCAAAAACTTCCTAAAACATATAAAACAGTAGAAGAAGCTGACGCAGCTATTAACAAGTGGAAGTCTGCTAACCCTGTTTGGGTTAATCAAGAAACTGACCAGTTAACCCCTTCGTCTATAGTTGCTTATGGCGGTACTTCATTAAATAGAGATATTGTAATGGGTAAGCAACAGGAAATGAAAGATGCTGGTTTTGATATTGTTGTTGATGGTGTTTGGGGACCAAAAAGTAGATCCGCCTGGACACAGTTTAGCGATCCAAATAAAAAGAAAAAACAACCAGTAGTTGGTCAACAAATTATAGACCCAAGCTCAGGTGAGGTTATTAATCAAGGTGGAACTGGTACTGGTCCTGTTGCAGGTCAAACAGGTAGAAATAAAAAAGGCGATGTACAAGTAGATTCTATTGAAAAGTTACCTGTTAAAAAAATAGATGTAGAAGAAAGAGTAATGGAGCTTGAAAAAGCCACTCCGTACAATGAAGTTAACGTAGATAGAAAAGAAAAAGAAAACGAAATAGTAGATCAAAAAGAAGAAAAGTATGCAACAAAACTTCCAACAGATGGTTTAAAAGAAATAACTATAAAAGGAAGTTCTAACATATTTAATTACGAAGCTAAAGAAGAAAAAGACTTTGACTTTGGCAATGAAGAAGATGATACTGAGATAAGACTTGAAAACAATAAAATTGTTAACTTACCACCACCAAGATTTACTTTACCTACAGATGATAAAAAAAGAAAACCACTAAGAGACTTAACAAAAGAAGATTCAGAAGAGTTTAATAAAATAGTAAAAAAAAGAAAAGAATCACGTCAAGATAGAACAACTGATCCTATTCAAAAAATCAATCCAATAGAAGGTGTTTTAAGTATTGATGACGGAAAAGAAGAAAAAGGTCCTGACTTTACATACAACGGTGGTACTGCTTTTTTTAATAAACAAAAGTTTAATAAAGATAGATTAGCTAAGTATGATAGATCAGTTTTACAAGAAATAAACAAAGACGAAGGAACTAACTACACTAGTAGGGAAGAGTATTTTAATGCTGTTGGTGGTAAAAACAGTAGCAAAGCTATACAGTTTAAAAACAAGGTAAATGATTTAACAGGAGAGTTTAGAGGTTTTAATACAGACGAAGCTTATGTAGATAATATAAGCTTTATGAAAACAGCTAATGGAGTTTTTAACGAAGTTATAACTTTAGAAAAAAGCGATATTGAAGGTGATGTAATGAAAAAAGCATTTGCTGGTATACCTAACAGTGAGACATTAGATTTTGGAAAGTTTCAAACTCAAATGAAAAAAGAAATACTAAACGCTGTACCAAGAGAGCTTTATGATAAAATTTATAATGGTGTTCCTTTTAAACAACTTGGTTTAGACAGAGAAGAAATAATAAAAGTTGCTAAAGCAAACGTGATAGCAAACAACAACCTTGTTTTAAACAGGCAGGGCGAAAGAATTGTTAAAGCTAATAAGTTACAAAAAAACAATGAAATAGCTTTTGAGGTTAAAAGAAATAACTTAACACAAGACTATGAGGTTTTAGATAATCAAATACAAAGAATAAATAGCAAGTATGGAACTTACGGTTGGGACGCTAGAGGTAGAGAAATATTTATACCTGCTATTATTGACAACAAAACAGTAACACCATCTGCTGAAGACTTAGGCGTTTTGTCTGACATAAATACAATGTTAAAAGATCTTGATGTTAGACAGAGCAGTTTGCAAGAGGAAGGTGAAGCGTTGTTTGAAAATAGAAAATTGATAAATGAAAAAGGTGAGGCTTGGCAAAAAAGAAATGAACAAATGTGGCAAGCTCTTGGTTGGGAAATGTCTGATGTTCCACTTGATAAAAAATCACCAGCGTTTAAAGGTACTAAAGCTGCTAGAGCTTGGGATATAGCTGTTAAAAAAGCTACTGATAATCCTATATACGCAACTGCAGAAATAGCAGGTAACTTTACAGAAGAATATGCAAGGTACAGAGTTTTAAGCTCTGTTTTAAAATCACCACAAGCTTTGCTTGGTTTAGGTAGTGGTTATTTTGCTGCTGACTTAATTGACAATACTATAGAGGCTACTAGAATAACACAGTTACCTACAGATCCAAAAAAGTTTAACGATGATGGTAGTTTAATATATAGCCACAAAGATCAATACATGGATTTTTTAAGTAGTGTTGCCACAGCTAAAATATTACCTAAAAATAAATTAGAAACTCTTTATAATCCTAAATTCAAAGGTTCTGGGCAATTTTGGAAAGACTTAACAGATCGAAAAGCTTATAATCCTAGTTTATATACTATTACAAAAACATTTGCAGAACTACTACCATACACGTTAAATATTGCTAGAGCTGGCGCAAATGCTAAAGTAAAAGCAAGAGCTATAAATATTAAAAACGCTAGTAGTGGTAGAACAATAATGAACACGCTAAGCAAAAACTACAAAGTTACAGCTGCTGAAGTTAGAGGAATAAACATGATTGGTATGAACCAAAGAATGTTGTTTTTTGACAATTTATCTGACGCAAGATCTAACGGTTTAAGCGGTAACTCTGCTTTGTTATATGCTAACATGACAACTTTAGCTACAGGTGTTAGTCAGTTAGTCATGCCTGATGCTTTGTTTTTTAAAAATGACGTTGGTAAAAATTTATTAAAAACTTTTATAAAAGATCTTAAAGGTGTTGGAACTAAACAAGCTACAAAAGCTATAAATAGAAAAGTTTACAATAAAGCTTTATTAACTTTTGGTAAAAACTTTTTTAAAGAACACGGTGAAGAACAGTTAGATGTTATTTTAAACGATATGGTTAAAGCTAATTTTATAGCTGATTACAGCTGGGAAGTTAGTAACGCTCAAGCACAAAGAGAAATACTTGTAGGAACATCTTTATTAACGGGTGGTTTAGGTGCTAAGCAAGCAAGGTCTACAATAAAAAATGCTAAAACATTAATGTATGAAGGTATTTTAGATCAAGCTTCTGAAGCTTTGCAAAACTCAGATTTAGAACAAGCTGAAATACAAAAACATATAGACGAGTTAAAAAAAGAAAAAGCTTTATATGTTAAAGCTAATCCAAAATGGGCTCAAGTTAATAGAAAAATAGAGCTTCATGAAAGAAGATTAGAAATAGAAAAACAAAACGCTCGGTCTGTTAGAAACGTTGCGCAAGCTTTAAACGCTGCTCCTGAGTGGGCTACAATTGGCATGGTTGATATGATTGTAGAAAAAAACGAGCTTGTTAAGCAAAAAAAGGAATTAGAGAAAAAAGACAAATCTGCTAACAGCCAAGAGATTCAAGAAATAAACAACAAGATAAAAACTATAGACAATAAGCTTTCTCAAGAATCACCTACAGAGTGGAAGAAAAGTTTATATAGAATGAGCATAGATAGAGGTAAAAAGCTTTTGTTTGCGGCTGGTATAGAGTTAGACACAATGGAGCTTTCTAGTGTAGAGTATGAAAAAGAAATAGAAAGAAGAAACGCTGTAATAAAAAGATACAACAGAATTAACAAGGGTAAAAAGAAGCCGATTAAAATGTTAAACCACGGTGGTGTTGCTCAAGTTATATATGATGATTTAGGTAAAAAGCCTATAATTATATTTAACAAAGATGCTGTTAAAGATGCTGATAATTATGGTGTTGGTGTGCACGAAATATTTCATTTAGTTTTAAGAAAAACAGTTTTAAAAAATCCTAACGCTGTAAAAGGCTTGTCGTTTATGTTAAGAAACGAGCTTTTAAAAAATTCTAATAAATACAAGTTTTCTGATAGATTTAATTATGTAGGTGGTAAGTTTAAAAGTTATGAAGAGCAAGTTAAAAGCATGGAGTGGGACGAAATGTTTACTGTTTTATCAGAAGCTATTGCTCAAGGTGACGTTAAAATAGGTTCTAACTTTTTTACAAGACTTCATGATGTTGTTAGAAGGTCTATGCGAGGATCTGGTATAGGTTTTATAAATAAAAACGCTGACTTTTTCTCAAGCAGAAATCCTGCAAAAGCCATGTTTAATTTTATTAGGGATTACAACAAAGAGCTATTAGGTACAAAAGAAGAGTTTTCGCCTGGCATGAGAAGAGTTATAAACGAAGGTTTAAACATAAAACCTGGTAAAGACTTTATAGATGCTGCTAGAATAGAAGAATCGGTTAAGCTAGCTAAAGGCATGATAAATAGAATATGGTCACCAGGTGGCGCTGCGCTTTCAACTCGTGGTGGTCGTATGAGACAAAAAAATATTTACCAAAGAGATGACGTGCAGCAAGACATACAATTAAAAGAAAATACAATTAAAATTGTAGAAGAAAACGAAAGAATAAGACAAGAACTTTTAAAAACAAGGGTGTTGCTTGAAGATGGTACATACGAGTACGATGAAGACTTGCGAAACGATTTAGTATTAAATAACATGGCTTTAGTAACATCATTGTCTGACTTTGCGGCTAAAAATCCAAAAATAATGGGATTAGAAGAAGGTAAAAAAGTTGGCTTTGAACAATTTCAATCAGGTTTTTCTAGAGAGTTGATAAAGCTTTCTAGATCTTACGACCCAGCATTAACGCCTTTTGGAGCTTACTTAAATATGCTGTTACCTCTTAGATACGGTGATGCTTTGAAAGCTGAGCAAAAAGGTGCTATGGAAGGTAGCGTAAGTATAGATAATGAAAACGTTGGTGACATTGCAGACGATTCAACACCAAATGATTTTGACGATGCACCAAGATTTGTTTCTCCTAAATACAACGCTGCTAGAGAAATAGGTAGAATAGAAAATCAAGATATTCAAGCAGAGGTTGAAAAGTTAATATCAGAAGGACTTGCTGATTTAAAAGAATATTCAAGTCTTGTTAAAAACAAAGGTGATAGTAAAAAAATAGCTGAATTAAAAAAGAAGCTAGAAGAAAAACACATGCTTGATCTTAATTTAGATACTATGGAATTAAGCAATGTAGAAGGTTTAACTTACAAAACTATAGCTAAATTATCAGGTGTTGATATTGATAAACTAAATCCAAGAAGTAAAAGCTTTTTAGCTAATTTAAGAAAAAAAGAAGGAAAGGCTGGTAGTAATGAAGTTAGATCAGCGCAAAGGTTTATAGCTAAACATGCTCAGTTAATATTGTCTACAATTTTTAACGAAGGTCACACCGCAGCTTTTAAATCTACTAACATGCCAAATGTGTTATTAAAGTTTGGTTACAACAAAGGTTCTAAAAGAGTTAAAAATAATTTTCCTCAATATAAAAAACCTAATTTATCTGAAAAAGATTTTGCTGAATACTTAGGTATATTTAGAGCTAAAAAAGGTTTTGAGTTTAAAGTTGACAGAAACACAAGTGCTAAACTACTAGCGGTGTTATCTTTATTAGATAGAACAATTACTAACCAAAGTTTAAGAAAATCATTAGAAGCTACTGGCGATTTAGATGAAAGACTTAAAAATGCTCTTGAAGATGGCTTGTCTGTTTCGGCAGAGTCTATAGTGTTTAGAAGATTGTCAGCAACTAAAAAAGAAGGTGTTTCAAGACTAATGCCTGAGCTTGGTATAGCTGTTCAAGAAATAGACAAAACTTTATCTAATGCTAGAACAATAACAGCCTTGTCAAAAGTGTTTACTAAAGATGGCACGTTAACAAATAAAGAAGCTAGAGCTTTTGTTGCAGATATATTTAAAGAAGCAGGTGTTATTAAACAATATCAATATGTAAAAGGTAATTTAGAATCTCAAGGTGTTAAAATGATACCTTTTGAGGATTTTGCTGGTTTATATTTAGAAACAGAGGTTTATGTAGGTCTTATTGAAAAATTTGGAATAGTAAACGAAGATGGTGATGTGCCAAGTCAAAAAGAAGTGTTTAGTACAGAAGCTGTTAAACGTGGTAGAAACGCTGTTGCTGATTTTGTTGTAGATAATATAATAGCTAGGTGGCGTAGTGGTGATATATCTATAGAAGAAGCTTTAATGGAAATAGCTATGGAAGAGCAAAACCATGTTACTGCTTACAAAATAGGTGATGGAGGTAGGATATTTGAGGCTGGAACAAACAACGATATAAATCAAGAAGCCTCTGGAACACCTAGGTTTCAGCTGTTTATGTCTAAAGAAGGACCTAAAACAGATTTTAGAAAGTTTGTTTACAATTTTATGCCTCAAGACTTTATTGATGCTATGGAAAAAAACTCTAAAGGTTCTTCAGAAATATTTAGAGATGGTAAAACAGAGAAATTTGTTGAAATAAAATTTGAACCACAAGACGGTAAAGGTGTTATAACACAAATGATAAACGTTATAAAAAATGTTACACGTAAAGGTGCTAATAAATACGATCAACAAAACAAAAATGATGAAGCTGATTTAGCTAGAAAACTTTTAGTTAACAAAATTATTTTCTTTGCAGACAAGCTAAGTTTAGATGCTAACTTTAGCGAGCACGATTTTGTTGTTCAAATGATGACCTTAATGAGTAACCCTACGACTACACTAAGAAGAGCTGGTAAAGTTGTTGGTATAATGGACGGCTTGATAGACGAAAATGGAAACTTTTTGTTAGGTGAAATTAGTAATGAAAATGTAAGGTTTGAACATCAAAAGCCAGCGTCTTATCTTTTAATGAAGATAATAGATATTGTTACAGATGAAAAAGTAGATCCTGAAACTTTTAATGATCTTATAGAAAAAGAACTTTTAGATTACAACGTTTCTATAATTACTAAGCTAGCAGATAAAACTTTAGATAAAACTGGTGTTAAAAACTTAATGGGTGAAGAGTATGAGTCTGGCACAGAGTATGGTTCTATGGCTAGAATGTTTAACCCTATGAATAAAGGTGATAAAAATATTAAAGCTATAAGACTTATAGAGGATATTTTAAACAAACGTGAAGGCTTAGTTTTTGGACTAGGTCACGAAATAGCTGGAGAGTTATTACCTAAAACAGTTGCTGAAATAGAACAAGATAGAAAAATTAGTAAACTAACTGTAGCCGCAAACTCTGTTAAGTACAATAGAAAGTCTAGAGGTATGAGTACTTTTGATTTTGACGAAACTGTTGGTATAAGTAATAACTTTGTAATAGCAACTAAAGACGGTGAAACAAAACGTATAGCCTCTGATGAGTGGCCTTTTGTAGGTGATCAACTTATGAAAGAAGGCTGGAAAATGGACTTTACTGATTTTAATAGAGTTACAGACGGTAAGCCAGGACCATTGATGCAAAAACTTAAAAACCAAATTAAAAAGTTTGGGCCTAAAAATGTATTTATATTAACAGCTAGAGCGCCTGAAAGTGAAGCTGCAATACATGCTTATTTAAAAAGTGAAGGTATAAACTTGCCAATAGAAAATATAACAGGTCTTGGTAACAGTACCGGCGAGGCAAAAGCTGTTTGGATGTTAAACAAGTTTGCAGAAGGTTATAACGATATGTATTTTGTAGATGATGCTTTGCCTAATGTTAAAGCCGTTAAAAATGTATTAGATCAACTAGATATAAAGTCAAACGTACAAATTGTAAAAGCAAGTCAAAGTATAAATTACGACAGAGACTTTAATAAAATGATGGAAGACGTTGCTGGTATAGATGCTGATAAAAGGTTTAGTACAGCTAAAGCAAGAAGACGTGGTGAAAGCAAAAACAAGTTTAAACTGTTTGTACCGCCATCAGCAGAAGATTTTGTTGGTTTGTTATATCAGTTTTTAGGTAAAGGAAAGCAAGGTGAAAAACATTTTGCATTTTTAAAGAAAGCTTTAATAGAACCTTTAAACAGAGGTTATGAAGCTTTAAACGCTGCTAAGCAAGCAATAGCAACAGACTTTGATAATTTAAAAGCAAAAATGCCAGATGTTAAAAAGCTGTTGTACAAAAAAATACCAAGCGGTGACTACACTTACAACGATGCTATAAGAGTTTATTTGTGGAATAAAGCTGGTTTTAATATTCCAGGTTTATCAGATGCTGATCAAAAAATGTTATCTGAATTTGTTGAAAATGACGCAAAACTAAAAGCTTTTGCAGACACGTTAGGTATATTGTCTAGACAAGAAAATGGTTACATAGAACCTACAGATGAGTGGTTGACAGAAGATATTAGAACAGACTTAATAAACGCTACATCAAGAGTAAATAGAAAACAATTTTTTACAGAGTTTTTAGAAAACGTAGGTATTATATTTTCAAAAGAAAATATGAACAAAATTGAAGCTATATACGGCCGTAATTTTAGAGAGGCGTTAGAAGATATGCTTTATAGAATAGAAAACGGTACTAACAGATCGTTTGGTCAAAATGCTTTAGTTAACAAGTTTATGAACTGGATTAACGGTGCTATTGGTACTACCATGTTTGTTAACGTTAGATCAGCTGCATTACAGACTTTATCAATGGTTAACTTTATAAATTTTGAAGACAATAACATTATAGCTGCAGCAAAAGCATTTGCAAATCAAAAACAATTTTGGTCAGACTTTATGATGATATTTAACTCTGACATGTTAAAACAGAGACGATCTGGTTTGGGCTTAGATGTTAACGCTAGTGAACTTACAGATTACGTTGCTAACTCTACTAACAAATTTAAAGCAGCACTAAACTTCTTATTAACAAAAGGTTATTTACCTACGCAAATAGCTGATAGTTTTGCTATTGCTGCCGGTGGTGCTAGTTTTTATAGAAACAGACTTAACAAGTATTTAAAAGAAGGTATGAACGTGACTGAGGCAAAGAAAAAAGCTTTTGCAGATTTTAGAGTTATAGCAGAAGAAACTCAGCAGTCAGCTAGACCTGATATGATTTCACAACAACAAGCTTCTGTTCTTGGTAGAATAATATTAGCTTTTCAAAATACACCTATGCAGTATACTAGGTTAATGAAAAAAGCAACGTTAGATCTTATAAACGGCAGGGGCGATGCAAAAGCAAACATATCACGTATTGTTTATTATGGCGCTGTTCAAAATATAATATTCTACAGTTTACAAACAGCTTTATTTGCAATGTTATTTGGTGATGATGAAGATGATGAAGAGTTTTTTGACAAAAAAAGAGAAAGAGTATTAAACGGTAGTGTTGACTCTGTGTTAAGAGGTATGGGTATACAAGGTGCTATAGTTTCTACTCTTAAAAATATGGCTAGAACTTTTTACAAAGAGCAACAAAAAACGTTTAATAAAGATGAATCAGCTGTAATTATGGAAATGATAAACTTATCTCCACCTTTAGGTATTAAACTAAGGCAAATAAGAAATGCTGAAAGAACTATACGTTGGAACAAAGATTTAATAGACGAGATACCTTATTATAATTTAAAAAATCCTATTTGGGAAGCAAGCTTTTCAACGGCTCAAGGTTTAACAAACATACCTTTAGCTAGAATGCATCAAAAAGTAACAAATATATCTGAAGCATTTGGTGAGGATATAGCTGCTTGGCAAAGACTAGCTTTAATGATGGGTTGGACAACATGGAACCTGGGAATAGAAAAAAGAACATCACTAAAAACTGGCAAATCAAAAAGAAAGTTAAGAGTTGGTGCAGGAAAAATGAAATAATGAGATGGCTTTTGTTACTGTTGTTGTGTATAGCATGTGCTAAAGAAACTGACGACTTAGGTTTTAGAACATATGTTATACCAGAAGGAGCACATAGTTCTGGCACGTTTGTAAATCACCCAGACAACTCAAGGATTACATTTGACTTTATTCTTGACGAATCAGCGATATATTATACTGAAGTGCCCGAAAACCAACACGATGTTAATAAAATTTATGGCATGAGTGACTTTGGTAAGCTTCATCAAAAATACTCTATAAGGCTTGGTTGGAGATATATAGATGGGCAAATTGAGTTGTGCTGGCTAAGACACGAAGAGGGTAGACATAGCTCTGCTACAATAAGAACTATAGAGCCAAACGAAATATATAACGCTTCAATAGACATAACTACGTTTTACTATATCATAGTTATAAACGGCGACACTACAGAGGTTAGACGTAGGCCAGAAGGTTATTGGGGTTTAGTAAGAAGATATTATTTGTACCCATACTTTGGTGGCAATGAATATGCGCCACATGAAATAACAATTAAAATAAAAGAATGAAAAAGCTAATTATACTATTATTAATAACATTAGTTTCTTGCGCTGCACCAAAAAAATGTTGCGGTCAAGATTTACAATCACTATTAAAGTTTTCTACGTTTTACGCAGCTGTTAACGGTGGTACTTCGTTATCAGACGTTAATGTGTTTTCTGTAGACAATGGTTTGTCAACAAGCACAATATCAACGCCATATGATTACAACTTTACAGTTGGTCTTCGTAAAATAGCTAGATTTGGTTATGAAAATAAAGCACAAACTTTTTACGATGGCACAGAGTCTAATTATAGCGATGCTGCCACTGTGGGTAAAGTAAGAGGTTTAGAATATTTATTTGAAGTAGATTACAAAAGACAAGAAGGTATAGACTATATGGATCAACATCATTTTTTAAGATGGAGTTCTGATGACGGTTGTCAAGACGAGGTTTGCATAAATTTCTTTGCCTTAAAGTTAGAATATTTAGAAGATGGTTTTGCTGATGTAAAATACTTTGAAGCCTCTGAAAGATATAGATATAGAAAACATAAAAATTTATCTTGGAACATAGGTTTAGCTCACAGATTAGCTGAGCCATACGGTTATGATCCGCTAGCAGAGTGGATGTTAAGCAATGGTAATGTACATTATACTTACCTAGCTTTACAAGAAGGTTACAACGTAGATGTAGCTAACTCTGTATATACAAATCCACAGGGTGAAGTTGTTGCTACAAACGCTGAGGTTTGGGAAGCTGTAGTAATACCACAAGTTTTATCTGATTATGTTGAAAGAAAACAAAACGAGCTTGAAAGAATAATGCAGCACTCTATAGTAATTGGTTTTGATTACTATAAATATACTAAAAAAACATGGTTGCATGCTTGGGGTAATTTAATGCCATATCACCATGATAGTGGTAATGAGTTTTCATATCACAACTTTAATGATGGTGATCAGTGGTATGATTACAGTGGCGGTTTTATATATGGTATTAAACAAAATAAAAATTTAGGTTATTTTGTCGAGGCTAAATACAATAAGTATTGGAATAGAGAGTGGTATGACTTTAAATTTGGTGTAAATTACGTAATCTTTTAATATATAACTATATAGTAAAATGGCTAAACAATTAAATGAAGATACTAGCTTTAAAATAAGCATAAAAACATTAATAGCAATAGGCGTTGGGTTGTCAGCGTTAATAGGCATGTGGTTTACACTACAAGCAGATATAGCTGAAGCAAAAGAATTACCGGTTGTTGAGCCTGAAGTTACACGTATGGAGTTTGATATGAAAGATCAAATGATACGTAATACTATTATGGACACACAGAAAGACGTTGAAGAAATAAAGAAAACGTTAGAAAAAATAGAAGACAAACTATACGACAGATGAAATATATCGTAATATTAATGTTGCTGTGCAACAGTGCATTTAGTCAAATACAAATATCTCAGTTTAATGCTGAGTGGAATAAAGCTAATGAAGTACCTTGGGTTATGGAGTTAAAAGACTGCAAGACTATATCGTATGTAGATATAGCTAAAAATGCTAATTTAGCTACTAAACATAAAATAGCTGTTATACCTACTATTATAATATTTAAAGATGGTGAAGAAGTTGCTAGATTTCAAGCTGATCTTAGTTTTAAAATGGTAGCAACACGTAAAGAAATACAAGAAGAAATAGATAATCAATTAATGAGCGATTTTTAAAATGACTGGAACTAGCAGACAAAAAAGATTTAAAACAACAAAGAGTTATGTGCAAAAAAATAACCCTAACCCTGTGACTAGTTGTGGTAGAAGAAGAGCTTTTTTACAAAAAAGAAAATAATGCCTGCAAAAAGAACAAAAAAACCAGACGTGCGAAAAACTACTAAAGGTAAAAATAGAAACTTTAGAACAACTAAAGAAGGTGCTGGTATGACTAAGCGTGGGGTTGCTGCGTATAGAAAGAAAAACCCTGGCAGTAAATTGAAAACAGCTGTAACAGGTAAAGTAAAAAAAGGTAGTAAAGCCGCTAAGCGTAGAAAATCATTTTGTGCAAGATCAAAAGGTTGGACTGGCGAAAGAGGTAGAGCTGCTAGACGTAGATGGAAATGTTAACTAATAAAAATAAAAAAAAATGGCTTATAAATTAAAACGTGGAAACAAGTCAGGTAAAAAAGGGCCTTGCTGGAAAGGATATATGATGGTTGGAATGAAGAAAAAAGGAGGCAGAAAAGTACCTAATTGTGTACCTAGAAAAAAATAAATATGGGATATAAAAGCGCAGCTCAACGTAAAGCGGTTTGGGCAAGTAAAAAAGATGGCGGTAAGGGTAATCCTAATCGTAAGAAAAAAAAGGTTAAACGTAAAAAGAAAAAGTAATGGCTAAAAAATTATCTGCAAAGCAAAAAAAAATAGCTAAAATGGCTCCTCCTTATAACAAAATAACTGGAGCAGATTTTAAAAAAATTAAACAAAGAAAAAGAGGTAAATAAATGAAAGAAAAATTATGTAAGTTAATTTGCAAACTATCGTTTGGCAAGTTATGTTTAAATATATGTAAAACTAAATGTTGTAAATAATGAAAAAGTTACTATTACTATTACTACCATTAAACATGTTAGCTCAGCAGTCATGGGTGCATTTTCAGGTAATGTTTGATTTTTACGCTCCACAAGAGTCTAACTTTTTTATGGTATCTAATAATACTGGTGACACAGCTATTTTCGTGCAACCTAGCGCACCCTATGAATATTTAGATACTATACTACTTTTAGACACTGGTTATTATACTGTAACTCTTGTAGATAGTTTTGGTGATGGTTGGACCTCTAATCAACCTGCTTGGTTTAAAATGGATAATGCTTGTCAAGGGCAAATATTAGATTTGCAATTACAAGGTGTGCCTTTTACACAATTAGATACTGTTATACACTTGTTACCTTGCCCACCACCAGGTCCTCCTGCTCCGCCGATCTGTGAAACTACTGTTATAAATATAAATCTTGATCAATATCCTAGTGAAACAACGTGGGATATAACAGACAGTTTAGGCAACACTATAATATCAGGTGGACCATATAATAACGTGCCAAACTATCAACCACAATACATAGTAAACTGTTTACCTGTAGGTGAGTTAACTTTTACTATATATGATACATACGGTGATGGTATAGCTGGTAGTTTATGGGGTGGTCAAGATGGCTCTTATTACATAATACAATGTGGTGATACTTTAATTTACGGTACTGATGCTAATTTTGGTAGCGACACAAGTCACGTGTTTATTTCAGACACTTGCGTACCTCCACCACCTGTATACGGTTGCATGGACGATGACTATGTAGAGTATAATCCGCTAGCTACAATAGATGACAGTAGCTGTGTAACTTTAAAAATTTATGGCTGCACTGACAGCACAATGTACAATTACAGTTCTGTAGCAAACACAATGGAAGATATTGATTCTTGTGGTTACACATTAATACTGCATGATCTTGCAGGAAATGGTTGGGTAGGTACAAGGTTAGAAATATGGCAAGACGCTGACACAATGGAGTTTTATATGACTTCACAATCATTTAATCAAATGGAAATTTTAGGTTTGTACGCGCCGTCACCTGTGTACGCTAAGTTATTTGTAACACAACAAGCGCAACTTACAGCGCCTGAGTGTGGTTTTACTTTAATAGGACCTGAAGGAGATACTGCTTTAAGCGTACAACCGCCTTTTATTATACCATTTAAAAAATACACAGGCAATACTTACTGCGGTAATATTTGTGAAGAAAAAATATTTGGCTGTATGGATAGTATAGCTTTTAATTATATAGATACAGCTAACACTGCTTTACCTTGTTACTATTATCCTGGTTGCATATCACCAGCTTATTTAGAATATCATATAGATACTACTAACGGTTATTACACTGATATTAACATACAAGATAGCTGTAGAACACTAGCTGTTTTTGGCTGTACAGACCCTGCTGCTTTAAATTATGATACAGCAGCAAATACAAACAACGGTTCTTGCATAGCTGTAGTTGAAGGTTGTATGGACGTTAACGCTTACAATTATAACTTTGAGGCTAATACTAACGATTCTATAACATGTTTATATGCCGCAGGCTGTATAACAGGACCTGGTACACCTTATTGGCTAAATGATCCTTGTTATGCTTGGGTAATAGAAGTTGATGAATATTGTTGTGAAAATGAGTGGGACACTATATGTCAAGCAACATATAACTATTGTGAAGGTACTTGGTCAGGACCAATGCTAGTTAGAGGTGTTGAAAAAGTTTTACTATACGTTACAGATATATTAGGTAGAGAAACTGATATAGTTAAAAACAAAGTATTGTTTTTTAATTTTAGTGATGGTACAGTACAAAGAAAAATAATAAGATAATGAAGTGGTTATTTTTTAGAACAGCATCTTTATCTGCAGATGATGGCTTTATAAGCGCTCAAAGCGGTGTTAATAGCGAATTAAGAAGTAGCGTTTTATTAAGATACGACAGGTTATTGTCTGTAATACCTTATAACAAAGATGCTAACAACGGTCAAGTTGAGATTCCTGCTGGTGGTAGCCAGACAGATTACAGAGGTGTTTTGCTAACATTTAAACCTGCATTATCTAATTACTCTAATGTAGGCAGCACAGCTTTATTAGCTGTTGACAAAGTGTATTTAGAAGTAAATGGACAAGATGTTAAAGGTGTTTGTAGAAACTTAATTAGTTTTATCGAAAGTTCAACTGATAGTATAGTTGAAATAGCTGACAACGAAGCTAGTAACACTAGTGGAAACGCGCCTGGTATAAGAACTTGTAAACACATAGAATTAGCAAAAGGATCAATAACATGATAAGCGAACACATAAGCGACAAGGAAGGCGTGTATAGCAGAACAGCGTTACGCCTTGGAATAAACAACAAGCCAGATAGAAAACAGTTGACAAACATGGAGTTGTTAGCTGACGAAATATTTGAACCATTGCGTACTTACGCAAATGGCCCTATAAAAATAAATAGTTTTTTTAGGTCGCCAGAATTAAACAAAGCTATTGGTGGTAGTGAAAAGTCTCAGCATTGTCACGGTCAAGCTATAGACCTTGATGATACATACGGTCACTTAACTAATAAAGAAATGTTTAATTTTATTAGAGAACATTTGGACTTCGATCAAATGATATGGGAGTTTGGTGATGATAATAACCCAGACTGGGTACACGTTAGTTACGTATCACCTGAAGAAAATAGAAACAGATGTTTAAAAGCTTATAAACATAAAGGCAAAACTACTTACAAAATAATTTAACAATTTGTTAATATAGATATGTATAAATTATATGAGCTGTGGAGTGATTATGATGTTATGAAGCCACAACAACTAGATCTTAGCCCGTTAATATATATAGTATTTATGATTACTATATTTTTAATAGCATTATAAAAAAAGGGAGTAACTTTCGTTACCCCCTTTATTGTTTTAGAACTGTGAGTTCTTTTGATGCTGAACTTCTGTTCTAACCTCTTGGGCTATAGCTTTTACAGCTTGCATCGCCTTTCTGACTCTCGTTCCTGCAGAGTTATTTCCCTCTACAAATTTATTTACATCTGCTTGACAATCGTTTACACAATTTTGTAAGCTGTCAAACAAACTGTCTAGTTTGTTAAAAGACATAATT